CCACGCCGGAGTAGGAGATTTGACTAATGAAGCGTTGGGGGGCCAAAAATACCAAGCGTAAAGGCTGACCAATTTGCAGAGTACGGACTTTTAGAGCGCCGATCATGTTCAAGAGATATTGCGCCAGCTGGCCAGAATCCCAGGTGCTGTAGCCAGTGTTGCCGTTAGAGTCAGCACCCAGAGTTTGAGTAGTGGCTCCAGCGGTGTTCATCAGGCCTTCACCGTTGGCGGGATTGAAACCATACAGCAGGGAGTTCCGCATTTGCTGGGCGATACCCTGACGAGCAGCCAGTCGCATCGCTTCTGGCAGTGCATAGCCCCAGGCACCAGTGGCCGCTTCGTCGAAGTTGTCATACTGAGCACGGGTCTGCATGCGGTAGGTTGCAGTGCTGATCATCGAAGGAACCACAGAAGCAGAAGGCAGCTGGTTCACCTGCGATTGGTTGGATTGCACCTGAGTGGTCAGCTGAACTTTCTTTGCGTATACATACAGGTCTGCTTCTCCCAGACGAACCATGGGATTTTCAGTGGCAAGAGTTGTGAAAGCACCAGAGGCCAAGCTGTACTGCATAATCAGCTCAGGCATCATGTAGTGCGGATTGACTGTTACGAACGAGGGTGCGAAACCGGACATAGTTTTACTCCTTTAGATTTGGCACAATGCCACAGTGTCGGTGGTGATCCAGTTGGCATTGCCGGTCGTGCCGTTGTAAGACACAGACTTGTTGCCGCTGGTGCTAACCTTCAGAATCTTCACCGGGAAGGCAGCTTGGCCAGTGGGCTGAGTTGCAGTCAACTGGTTAGTGCTGAAATTCCAGTAAACGGTTTCCACCACAGGTGAACCGTCCAGAGCTACGATCGTGGAATCGCAAACCAAAGGAATGCGAGCGCCAGAACCGAAGCGATAGAAGTTCACAGACATGCCCGGGGAATACAACGGGGCATTGGACTGGGGAGTGGTAATACCACCGAAGGCCTGGTTGAATACGCAGATGCCGTTAGCAGGCAGCGTCGGGGTTGCACCGCCGTTCGCCTGGATAACAGTGCTGCCCATCGTATCCGTGCCAGGTTGAGCAGCCGCAGCAGGAATCAGTTCACAGATAGGAATGCCTCCCCAGATCGGAGTAGCCGCCAAAGCAGACAGAACACCGCCAGCCAGGGCGAACTTAACTGCGGGATCGTCCTGGGCATCACCCTGGGTGAAACCAGCCGAATTTACATTGAATAAATTCGCGGCGTTGGTTGTCGCCATAGGATTCAGAGAAATTTGCGTGGTCATAGTTTATGATCCTTTAGCGTTGGTTGTTAGCGGTGTGGAAAGCAGTCACGCGCTGGGAAGGAACCTTGAAGTCATCCAACCAGGCAGACATCGAGCCACGGAACTTCGTGATGGTACGACCACCGCGATCTTTCTCGTGCATCTCGATCAGCTGTCCAGCAGGAGCCACATTCAGGGTCTTCGAAGCAGAGATAGCATCGGCGAAGATTTGCTTTTCGGCCAGAGCCAGAAGAGCTTCATCCTTGATAGCGCCCAGATTCACTTCCTTGTAGGCGTCAGAGTAAGCCTGCAGACCGCGAATCATGCGCTTGCGGTAGGCCATCAGGGATTCGCCATTCAGAGGACGGGATGCCGACTTGCCGAAACCAGCATAGACGCTATCGGCTTTCGCCTGGGCATCAGCATACTTGGCTTCTTCTTCATCAGCCTTGCGGGCTTTGTCGTCATCGTCGTCATCGTCAGGCTTGATCTCACCAGCCGGGCCTTCTTCCTTACCGCCAGCAGCATCCTTGCGCTTCTTGTCGGCTTTCTTTTCGACTTCCTCTTCCTCGTCGTCATCATCGCGCTTGGCTTTGGTGTCGTCGTCATCGTCTTTCCGACCGTCATCGTCATCTTTCTTTGCCTTTTTATCGGCAGCGGTGACCAGAGGCGGCGCGGGAAGATTCTTTTCCATCTCATCCATGCGAACGGACAGTTTCCCAACTGCGTTCAGAATGGCGTCCAGCTTGTCGCCTTGGGCATCTGCCTTCGGCTCATTCGTCTTGTCTATCATTTCAGATACCTCAAGGTTGTTTAGAAGTACTCCTGCGGGGTCTCCCCCTTTGTCCCAAACCCCCTTTGAACCACGAGCTTTCGTAACGATCGCCAGATGGTCAAGAAGGAAGGGTACACCTTCGATCAAGAGTGGTTCCCCATTCTCGGTCTTAAGTATTGTGTTGCCGGAAGTGCTATCGAACACTACCGACGGGGAAGTGCTAATCTCGCCTTCCAGAATCTCATTCACAGATTCCTGGTCGTAAACCTTAGCGATTCCCCAAACCTCATCGGCCTTGATGTAAGGCAGAATGATACTGCCTACAGCACGGTCTTTGAATTCTTCTGATGTCAATACTTCAGTTTCTGGGTGATCCATGATCACAATCAGGCCATTGCATCGCTGCAGAAAGTCGTGATTCAAATAAATAGCCGGATCACGCCAGACATGCTCACCGATTGCCGAGCGATAGGCTAATCCGGTTCCGGTGATACGAAGTGCCAACAGGCAGACATTAGCAAACATCTGCGGCGAGGGCAATACATCCTCTCGCATCAGAAGAGCAATATCAGTCTCGGTCTTCGCACTGGCGATCCTGAAAGCCACAGACAAGCCAGGATGCAGAGGGCTCGGAGCATTATCCATCTCGCACCAGACATATCCCGTGGATTCGTCGCAGGTAGTGACATCGAACTTCTTGATGTCCTTTGCGATGTAAGTAGCGAACTGGCCATCGTCGTACAGCAGCTCCAGAGAGCCTTCATAATCGAGACCGGTTTCCTCCAGGGCTTCCCGTCGGGCGCACTCTTCCAGAGACTCATCGTTTTCCTGATGTCCACCAGGCAAACCGAAAGTTCCGGGGAAATCACCCCCATTGCCACGACGCACTAGCAGTACTTCGCCCTCGTCAGTGACAAATAGGATGCCTGAGGCGCGTCCAGCAGCTCCGGCCTGGGGGGCAACAGGTGCTTCTCCCGTGCGGATCACTGCGGCGTCCTGCGCCGGCGTGCTGAGCACTGTAGGCTCCTCCGGAATGTCCCCATCGCTGAATTCTTTGCCTACAGACTGGGGAATACCCACTTTCTTGGCAAATTCGGGGTTATGAGCCACCGCACGCATCAGTTTTTCTTGTTTCTCGGAAGCTGCCGGCATATTAACTCACTCGTGTGGATTGAAGAGTAGTCTTGCCCTTCTTCGTCAGCAAGCCTTCAACCTGTCGTAGGTTATACAGATAAACATAGTTGCAACGGCAGTAAACTTCTTCACCAGGAGATGTTATCTCGTCGGTGTAGCCGTTTGGTGCCTTCAGCAGGCCTTTCTCAGTAGCCCAGGTGTCCCGAATCACGAAGACCTTGTCGTCGCGTTCTTTGTGATCCTTTCGGAAGTGATAATGGGGTTGACGCCAGTGTGAGTGCCACCGAGCGGCGATTGCACCATTATCCACAGCAACGATTTCATTTAGACTCGAGACTAGTTTGTGTGTTTGGTCAATCACCACTCGGCGCTGCTCAAACCCCGCTTTCCCCAGGGATGCCCGGATAGCTTTCTTCTGCTGAGCACGATCAGTAATCTTCGTGCCACCGATAGGAATAGAAGTAGCCCATCCCTGGAAACGCCGAAGCGTGTTGCTGATCGCTTCCTGCCGATTCAGCTTAATCAGGTTCACTGAAGCAATGATTCGTCGATCCAGTTCAGCTCTGAGCTTCGGCTTCAGACGATCGATGGTGTATTTCGACACATTCGAGTTAATCATCCCGCCTTTCGTCACGAGTCGAGTGTACGCAGCAGTCAATGCGCGTTCCACTTCGATTTGCATCGTTGACTCAGGCAGTAAAGACTTCAGAGCAGCCTGGCGAATTTTCTCTACCCACTTGCTGACTCGCTCTTCCGAATCGAAGCCATGTTCCACCATATCTGCCACAGCAGCTGTCAGGACTTCGAAGAGAGTCATTTGGCTATACGCAATACCGAATCAGCACGAGGTTCTTTTTCTTCTGGCAGAACTCCCTGTGGCGGTTCATACTCCGCGATTAGTTCGGAGTCAAGAGACAGGGTGCTCTGGAACATGTCAGGCATTTCGTTGATATTATCCTGTGCCCACTGAATAGCGAGTGCTCGATTCTGGGGGTCCACCACAGGCAGGATGGTCCGGAGGACTTCGGTGATTCCTTTGAGCTTAGTATCGGCGACCTTGACCTTCTCAGAATCCGGCTCTTCCATAAGGCTTTCCCACTTGGCCTTGAAGGCATTCTGCCATTCGTAGAAGGCTTGCTGGTAGGACTTGCTGGAGTAGAGCTCAGGATAGGCGTTTTGGACAGCTTCATAGAATTCCGGGTTCCAGGCACGATGCATCACGATATTATCGAAGAAGCGATACAGCGATGCCATTTCATTGCGGATACCNTCCACATACTGAACGATGGCCTTCGAATCTTCAGTGCCTTCTCCGAATCCGTTGGTGAATGCCTCATCCTTCAGCAGTAGCGCTGGCACATCTGATGCCGCTGCGATATTCGCGATGATGTTATCGCGAGCAGTGGTCATTGCGGTGTTGGTATTTGTCATATCAATCGCTTCGATAGTTTCATCGATATCAATTGAGAGCACATTACCGGTGACACCCTGCTGCAGGAAGGTTCGCTTGATACCCGCAATGGACTGCATCATCCGATTGACGATTGAGCCAGCAGGTTTCTGCTTAGCAATCAGCAATCCGGCTTTGAAGGTAACCAGATCATCCGTGATCATCGACTGAATGAAGGACTTCAGTGGATAGAGTGCACGCTGAAACACCGAACGACCGGCGAAGCCGAAAGCAGAGGATTGATAAGACAGATAGATAGGAGTGCCGTTGAAGACAGTGACAGAACGGCTGGGATGGTAAGGCTGGCCGGCTGCAGTGATTGAGCTGAGCGGCTTTTGGAAATCGGGAGCATTCGGATTCTGGTTCGTGACGATAGAACCAGCGAGATTCAGCGGATCGAGCTGATTGAAGTACAGATTCAGCCCAGGCAGCTTCCACGGATCAATCGGGTCGATGGTGGGTATGCCTTCGGCGCCGTAAACGATAGCAGAAGCACCGTAACAGCGCTTGATAAACATCGTATCCCGGATATGCGCTGTGGCATCCAGGTTTTCCCATTCTTTCTCGAAGGCATCAACCAGCATTTCCTTCGGTTCTTTGTCTACTGTGATGATTCTGGGCTTAGATAGAGCTAAACGCACAGGCTTCTCGATCAGCTTACCGCCCAGAGGATGGAAGATCCACAGTTGCTTGCAGAGTCCGTAGCCGGTGTCACTGCCTGGTTCGATTTGATCTGCTGACAACAAGGCCATCAACTCAGATCCGAGTACCGAACTGTTGATTACCGCGTCAGACATAGGCTAGTATCCGTATTTGTCGCCGACGCCGATTGCAATGGCGTAGACGAAGGTGTCCAGCAGATCATCACTGCGCTTGGCAGCGTCCTTATCCCCGATTCGGAATGAAGCTACCTGATCGAGGAGGTGATTCTTAGTAGAGCCTTTGAAAGAGATCGTTTTATCGTATGCGAACTGACTAATCTTGATCTTCTCCTGGTGAAAGTACCCAGAGACGCTGATGGCCCGTTCGTCTTTCCCTACCGAAGTCAGTTTGCTATCGATCGCATGAGTAGGCCAACCCCGAGAGCGGCCTTGCTGAATCAATATGCTGCCAGCTGCAGCGTCCTCGATGAAGACTCCGACATTCCCTTGTCTGGCGTGGGTTTCCACAGCCAGGTCTTCGAGTCGAGAGAAGACGCTGGGCANCCAGTTCTCTAGCATCGCACCGTCGATCTGGACGATGTCCCAGTCCAGAATGACCAGTGGAATACCGTGGGACTTGTTGATGGCCAGGTAGATGACCGCGGTGCCGTCGTGTTCCTTGCCGCCTTTCACCGCCGTGTCGATGATGGCATAGACCCCGTCGCACTTCGTCGGGTATGCCACTGGCCGCTCGTTCACGAGCAGCTTCGGTACGGCGAAGAAGGCTACGCCTGACCAGTCAACGAACTCAGCCAGATATTCCTGGCGGTAGACCAGGGGATGATTGTTCTTCTCCAGCAGTGCCAGTTCTTCTGGCGGCAGATATGGATTCGTGTGAGTGGGTGCGTGGTGCTCGAGGAACCCATACTTCGGATCATTGCATATCTGGTAGAAGAAGTTATCTTCTGAGATGCCGTTCGGTGTGGAGAAGACCCAGGCCCCTCCACGGTAGTCTAGCAGCGACGGCTTGATTGCCTGTTCCCAGATAGCCATCATATTCGGCTTCGTGAAGCCAGCTTCGTCGATGATGACTTTGTGATACTTTCTCGAGCGTCCAGCTCGCTCGTTTTCCAGTGTCCAGAAATCGATGCGGCCACCGGTTCGTGTGCGGATCACCCCCTCTGTCTTGCTGGATTGCTTGATGACAGGATCGAGGTAGTCAATAATCTCGTTGTAAGCTTCCGATTGAATCTTGTAATCGGGTGCGAACCAGCCAATGTTCTGGCTGAGCAGCGTGCCAGAGCAGGCGATGGATTCACCCATCACAGTTTTGCCCCAGCGCCGACCACAGCGGACCACATTGAACCGAGACCGTTGGTTGAATATGCTCCGCTGCCCAGCGTGAAGCTTAGGCAGAGTATAGTCAGCCATTAGTCAGGCAGCACTCCGTGAATGTTGATCTTATCGTCAGCATCACTGTCTTCTCGACGCTGGCGCCAGTACATGCGTTGCCGATTATTCAACCAGGCCAGAGCAGCAGTGACAGAAGGCGCATAGTACTTCGGATAATCTACCAGTACCACTTCCTCGCCGATCACCTTCGATTCAGTGACGATCTTGGTATAGCCTGTGGCCTGCATATACAGGGAAGCAGCCACGGTACCATCGGCGATGTCTTTCCCAGATCGGAGTGTCTCAGCTAATTCCTTGTACTGTCTCTTCCAGCGTTTGAAGCATTCTGGGGAGACTTCCAGATATTCAGCTAATCGGGCATCGTCGTACCCCAGAAGACAGAGTTTATGAAGGTCTGGCAGGATCTTAGGNTCATAACCAGACTTCGGTCCGTTCTTCTTGGCCGGTAGTTTTACCATGCTGGGGAGTAAAGCTCTGCGAAATTTTATCTGAGTTTAAGACAATCAGTGCAGGTTTGTAAATAGCTCATTCAAAATAGCNCATCAGCTTGAACTGAATTCGTTCTAGCTGGGCGTACATAGTTCGTGCAGGAATCTTCAGATGTTTAGCTTTTTCGTCACTACTCCACTCTCGGGAGAGGTAGAAAGTCTTGATGAGAAATTTTTCGTCGGCAGGGATAGTGCATAAGAATCGATCGACTTTGGTGGCTATCGGATCAGGTGACATAATCTTTGGTCCAGAGCAGCTTGGAGGTCCTGGCAGGATCTCACCTTTGCCCTCCATGATCCGTGCCAGGACATTGCGGCCGTAGCCCAGCTGACCTCCCACAGTGTAGCTGAGTGTCCAGTCTGCCCATCGCCGGAACCGAAGATGAGCCAGTGGGATCATGCAGCATAAATCTTGTAAGTGTTGCCAAGGTGAGTACCTTCGCCCGTTACTCGAATGAGCCCTTTGCGTTCCATGATGTCGACGGCCTTCGAGACATCCCGCTTAGAAAGCCGGAGCTGAGGAACCTGCTCAGAGTGAAGTGAGACCACAGTGAACTCTCCCATCGCTTGGCAGGCTCCGTACAAAGCATCAAGAGTTTCTTCAATGAGTGGACTGTCTTGGGGGATACGGAAGATGAAACCTCCGATGTTCGTCGAGTGCTTCTCGATTGAGCCCTCTTCCATCAGTCGGTCAAGAGCCTTCTCAAGAGTGGCGGCATTCATACCTGTGGCCAAGATCAAGTCTTTGAAGCTTGATGCCCCGATGTAAGAGAAATGCTTGAGGAGTGATTCCGCCATTGTCATTGCTAATCTCCGGTTCCAGGAAATGACATTTTACCCTATCATGGTCAATGAGTAAACTTGAAGGGCTTTTTTAAGATGGGCGTGGATCTAGACGCTCGATACTTTGTACTTTCCATCTTTCTTGACGACAGTCTTATCTTTCAAGGCCTCTTCAACAAACTTGTTGGCTCGATACTTAGAACTTCCTAATGCTTTGGCTAATCCTGCCACAGTGAAAGGAGAGTGAGCTTTAGCCACAGCCAAGATGTCGAGGAACTCACTTTCAACCAACACATATCCCACCTGTCGTTTCTCAGCTACTCCCTCAATGGTCAGCTTATCAAGAATAGCCTGCACTTGAGATCTACCCAGTTCGTTCTGGGACTTAACCACTCCACTGAAGGATAGCTTCTTCTTAGTTCTCAATAGTTCTACTACCAAATTAACTTCATCTTCTGTCGGGATATAAACCAAGTCCCACACTTTCAGTCCGGAGTAGCCATAGCTCTTAGCTTCTACCGTTCCTCTCTCAACGGCTTTTCTCAGTTCACTCAGAAACTCAGCCCGACTAATTCCCAGACACTGAGCGGCTAATGTGAAATCATGAAATAACATAGCACCATACTCTTTCAAGAAATTTTCAATCATTTTCGATCCTTTGCAAAAAACTGATCGCGGAAGGGGATAACCCCTGTATAAGGGGGTATATCCACCCGCCACCCCTCCGGGGGGCGTCCCTCCCGACGATCTGTTTGTTTGTAGGCTAGGTCCTGCGGTTCCCTCTGCGGCATCCGCGATGATAATACTATAAACAAATTCAATGACTTAGCAAAACATCGCGGAAGAGTCTGCGGATACCGCGGAAGCCCCTTATTACCCCCTAACTGAGCTGTAAATAGCACCTTTATTTCACTCCCAGATATTTGCAATAAATTCGGATGCCTTCCGCAGTGATAAACCAGCGATTTCCGTCCTGCTGAATCCAGTTCTTTTTAGCTAATCGCCAGAAGATTGAATTCGCCCAGGCAAAGCCATAGCGGTGAGTGGACTCTCGAAAAGCAGCTCGAGTGGTGCCGTCTTCAAAGAACTTCAGATAGTATTCAAGCAATTTTGTACCGCTCCCCAACGCGTTGTATTAGATCTTCCTTCATTAACTTCGCCAGACGGGCTTCCACCCAATCTCGGCTCTTGCCTGCTAGCTTAGCAATCCTGGATAGTGACAGCAGTTCGGCTGACTGGGACAATATCTCTAGCACTTCGTCGCCGCCAGCGTCCTCTCTAAGCTCCCCGGTGGTCACAGAATATCGCGGGTCACCAAATCCCCCCATCTGGATATTTAGCGACGCTTTATGGTATATCCCAGCGCCGCGAAATTCACGATCGAGAACGATGTTCTCGTCGTCAGTCTGCAGATACCAGGCTGACTCGATCCACCCATGCAGTGTGGTAGAACCCAGCATACGCTGGCCGCCGCGCTTCGATTCACCGTTCTTGTTATAGTGGTGCACCAGGATGACAGAGCAGTTATAAGTCTGCTTGATGTATAAGCACCACTGCAGTACCGGGCCGAGATCTTTCGCGGAGTTTACATCACCGGAGAACATTAGATAGAGAGGATCGAGTTTGATAGCCACTGGACGAATACGGCGGATGAGCTCCTCCAGTGATTCCTTATTAGCCGCATCGTCCAATGTGAAACCCTGGGAGTTAATAAAGAACATCGGCAGATTTCGTGCCCATTCGATTCTGATCTTCTTGCCTTCGGCCGTTTTCACATTACCTACCTCTCCGCGACTGAAAGCCAGCTTCTCTAACCTATCTTTCATAATCCAGTCAGCATTTTCGTTTTGAACGATTAAGACCGGTCCTCCATACTCTACTGGGTGAATACCCAGGAAAGGCCGATCGCTGGCCACAGAGAACATCATATCCATTGCCAGAGTGGATTTGAAAGACTTCGGCTCCCCGGCGATGATGCCGTGAGAATTCCTCATCCAGTAATCGCGAACCAGCCAACCAGGCGTGCTGGCCTGGCTACCCATCAGCTGGGCGTAAGTTTCAACACGCAAGTCGACAGCTTCGATTCGGGTCACGGCGCCTTGCTCAACGCGATCGGCTCGGATTTTCTCCATCTCAGACTCGAATCGCTCATCTTCATCTGCTCGATCGCGATACTTGTTCCAGTCAGATGCACGCAGAATCGCCGTAACTTCGGGAAGAGGTATTCCCAAATCACTGAGCTCGTGCCAGAGATACCACAGCATATCGGAGCGCTTGCCCTGAGTGGCTTTCCCCTCAATGATCCGTATGAACTTCTTCGGGATCGTCGAGCGCCACTTATCGAGCGCTGTCTGGGGAACATCACGCAAGACCGTATCAGTGAAATGAATCAGCTTCACCATTGGTGCATCAGCGTATTTGTAATTGAATGTCCCCGGTATTCGCAACACCTGCGTCAAATCGTAGCCTCCTTTATCCGCCCCAATGTAATAAGTCAATCGGCGGTTCAGCGTTTCAGCTTCCTCTGGCGAGACGGGCTTCGGCAACTTCCACAGTCCAGCATAGCGACCAGGGGAGGACTCCCAGAGAATGGCCGGTTCCACCTTGTGAGGATCGCCTTCATCGATATCTGACCACAACAAACTACTTCTGGATACAGCAGTCTTCGATCGGCGGGGAGTATTAAAAGGGAGAGGACAGAAGTAAAGGTTCTTGTTGCGATTTTCAGAAAGCCAGGTAGTGAGTTTATCGCCCAGCTGTGAATCCCAAGGGAATGTGTAATCTCGCCAGGCAGTGCCGTCTTTTGTTGATAGAGCTACAAAGTCGCCTGGCTGGCACTGAAGCTTCCAGACGCTCAATAGAAATTCGGTTGAGTTCATTAAATTTCCTCCGCGGTTTTTTATTATAGTCCAAAGTGGTTTATAATGGACACTTCCAACACGGAGATTTTCCAAAATGATTCTAATCGAAGGGTGCGATAACAGTGGCAAGACCACTCTGGTCTCTAAATTGTCTGATGACTTGCGCTTACTCAGCATTCGTCAACGCCAACTGGCCAGAAATAAACTGGACATCACCGAATATGTGCTCTACATGCTGGGGCTCTCTCGGCGATTTCCGACCATCTTCGACCGTTGGCCTCCCATCAGTGAACCGATCTATGGACCGATCTGCCGAGGCGTGTCATTCCTGACGAAGCAAGAAGTATTCGATCTCCACTCAATGATTACCGAGCTTGATCCGTGTCCAGTAATCGTCTACTGTCGGCCACGGGATAGTGTCATTCTGGACTTTGGTGAACGCGAGCAAATGGAAGGCGTTCGCGAGAACGGACGAAAGCTGATTAAGGCCTACGATAAGTCAATGAATGAAACACCCCTGGATGTAATCACTTACGACTACGAACACGATTCCTACGAAACCCTCCTCAAACAACTGAAGGTGTACTTATGAAGATTATTGTTGAACTCGACTCTCCTGCTGATTTGTTCTTCGAAGAAAATATCCAGGAGATCCTGCAGAAGTTTAAGGAGTATCCTGGATTCATTCGACTGACGCTGGATTCCACACAAGAGCGAGAAGATGTAAAAGCGTTCCAACTGAAGTTCAATGTACCGATGTCCCACAAGCCAGTGTTTCTGACTGATTCGGCATTCGACTTCCGAGTGCAATTTCTCAAAGAAGAACTCGAAGAATTTCGGTATGCTCACCTCACTCGGGATATGCACGGCGCTGCCGATGCTCTGGTCGATCTGGCCTATGTACTGCACGGAACGGCGCTGATGATGGGTCTCCCCTGGCGTAAGCTGTGGGATGAGGTTCAACGAGCCAATATGGAAAAGATCCGAGCAACGGATGCTTCACAATCTAAACGAGGTAGTGCTCTGGATGTAATCAAACCGGCCGGCTGGGTCGGACCAGACCATAGCGAAGCGCTAGGAGCAGGACCCTGGGGCACGCTGATATGATCATCGACGACTGGTGCCGAATCATCTGGCAGGCTGCAGCAGCGCCTACATTGGTGATAACTGGAGTTCGAAAGATCTCCTCTAACTTCCATTTTGAAATAACGGGTCTCTCGGGGGCGCCCGATTATAAAGACCTGGGATACACGGCAGCGAAAGGGCGCCAGCTGGAGCGGAACTACTGGAACCAGGAACTAGTGGATGCAGGCATCGAAAAGCTCAAAGGAAGAAAGGATAAGCCTCATACATCGGTGACCATACCCCTGCAAGGATCAGAGAAAGATTCTCGCAGTCAGGGTCACTGCATGATTGCAATGGTAGTGACAGAGATCCCAAAATCGTCGACAGTGGACATCTTCTATCGTTCCACAGAGTTGACTCAGAAGTTTCTGGCGGACCTGATCTTCCTCTCGCATAAACTGCCGCCGGTATTCGAAGCAATGGAAATCGAGCCCTCTGTGATTCGATTCCACTTCGCGAATGTATACCTCAGTGCCGTCTTCGCTCCGATCTTCTTACGGTATGAATCGAACCCTGGCGGATTTTTCGACTACCTGGAACTGAAAGATCCGAAATTCTATCGCACTTACGGTCTGGCCACTCGACGGTTCTTCAATGAGACCCACAATTATACCTACCGCAGTCGGGTAAAGCAATTTGAATACTTCAAAGAATTTGTAGACCAGGAAAAAGTGGCTGGATTAAAATTAACCCTTCAAAGACTAAAAGGGAGAGGAAGATGAAGAAGTATCCGAGATTTGATGATGCAGTACAGGGGGCTATGTCTGCTATGCGACAGGTGTCTACGCTTGTTCATACGGAGAAGTGGCAGGGGGTAGACATTACTAGTAAACCAGAAATGGCAACCCACGAGATTCTCAACCACAGCTTCCAGGTTCCTATCTGGACAGAAAATCTGGGGCAGCTGGCCAATGATATCAAACCGAATATGCCCTGGGCAGATAATCACTTTGATGAACGGGTCTGTGGCTTTCCTCTGAACCCTGGCACTGAGTGGGCTAACTGGCCTTACGGAAAATCGGCGGCTAACTTTCTGGAGAATGGCATCTTCAACCATTCGTATGCAGAAAGGTATTGGCCTAAGTATGCCGGATGTTTTAAGCCTATGGAATATGCTCCAGCAAGTTGGAAAGAACCATTAACGACTGATCCTCACCGGGGAATTCGTGAAGACTATGGCGATCTGCGAGATGTGGTCAATCAGCTAATAAAAGAGCCCCTCACTCGGCAGGCTATTCTTCCGATATTCTTCCCTGAGGATACCGGCGGAGCAGCTGGCGGTAGAGTACCCTGTAGCCTCCATTATCAGTTCATCATGCGAGGGGGATACCTCCACATGATTTACGCTCTGCGATCCTGTGATCTGGTTCGTCACTTTCGTGATGATATTTATCTGACCGTTCGTTTGCTTCTCTGGGTACTGGATCAGCTTCGAATGAAAGACGATGGATGGAGGGCAGTGAAACCTGGCATGTTCACTATGCACATCGTCAGTCTGCATTGCTTTCGCAATGACTACCAGGCAATGTTCGGGAGAGCTCGATGATTCTTCGAGGAACTTCTCATGTGATCCTGGACGATACCGAGTTGATGAAACGAGTTCGGCGACCGGCCACACTGAGAGTTCTTCGTCAGCTGATGTGGCTCTACGAAACTCGTAGTCGACGACAGATCTTCGAGAAAATGGGAGTTCTCACCGATCACATCGAGGCCCAGGAACTGATCGAATTCTGTCGGTTGATGAACCTGACCTCCGCTTGGCTGAGCCAGCCATTGACTGTGGACTTTGGAAAACCGGTGAGCAGTAAAGCTGCTAGAAGAAGATTAAGGAGAGAACGTGCGAATTAGTCGAGATGATATGCTAATGAAAATCGCCCAGGTTATCGCTAAGCGATCTACTTGCGGCAGAGCTCAGGTCGGGGCAGTGATTGCCCAGTCTGGCCGAATAGTGTCCACAGGGTACGCTGGCGCTCCTAGCGGATTACCCCACTGTGGTTCTGATATATGCGATCTCAGTCAGCCCTGCACCCGTACTGTGCACGCTGAAATGGGAGCTATATCCTATGCAGCCCGCTCTGGGATAAAATTAGAGGGTTCCGATTTATATTGTACTCACATGCCCTGCCTCGATTGCTCGAAGTTAATCGTGAATGCCGGGATCAAGAGGGTGATCTATGAAACGCCATATCGAAAAATCGAAGGAGTCCAACTCCTCCTCAGCGTCGGAATCGAAGTCTATCAGTGGGAGAAATCCTGACTGTCAATTGTGCGGGCTTTGGGAATCGGCGGAGACTCCCTGTCTGTGGGGGAAAGGCGGATCAACCCTGATGATCATCGGTGAAGCTCCCGGACCGATGGAAGACCAGACAGGACGACTACTTCAAGGAAAAGCCAGTAAGCTGCTAAAGGGATTACTGGAAGCCGCCGGAATCACTGACTACTACTTCACCTATGCGGCTAAGTGTCGGCCTCCGGAGAATCGCTCACCCAGTGCTTCTGAGATTAAAACTTGCAAGCCTTATCTGGAATCTGAGATTGCATCAGTGAAGCCTAAGTTCATTATGACTCTAGGAGCAGTGGCTTTCAAAGCCCTGACGAAGCGGGCGGGTATCACAGAACTGCACGGCCAGGTTATCGATTACAATGGCATACCTCTAATGCCGACCTTTCACCCGGCGATGGCATTGCGAGATCCGGGGAAGATCGACCCATTGCGTAAGGACATCACTCGACTGGGTCATCTCATCAAGGGCAATGCTCCTTCAACTGAGGAGATCCCCTGGAAAGTGATTCGCAATATGGATCAGTGGAATCAGTTCATCGAGGAATACGACCAGTCACCAGAAGCGGCCTTGGATGTGGAAACAACCGGGCTCGATCGCCACATGGAAGGCGCTGCCATCAATTCCCTGCAAGTGGGACTGGCCAATGGGCATAACTGGAGCATTCCTCTATCGGTTCGCGATAGTCCCTGGAATCGAAAACTACAACAGCAGTTCATTGATACTCTGGTCGGGTTATCCCACGGAAAAATAATCGTTGGCCAGAATTTCAAATTCGATAACCTGTGGATAGAAGAGATTTACGGAAAGAAGTTCTACTTGAGTTTCGATACGATGTTGGCTCACCATATCCTGGATGAGAATAGTCCTCACGGCTTAAAGGAGATGGCCACAGAATTCTGCAATGCGCCTTCCTACGATGTGGACCTGCAGACGAAACTGGGGAAAGGAAATTTAGGGGACTTCTACAAATACGGCTGCTTCGATGTTTACTACACTCTGCAGCTGTATTATCTCTATCGGGCTAAGCTGCTGAAGGACCCGTCATTGCGACGGTTGTTCTACAAACTGGTGATGCCAGCAGCCAGACTATTCGAAGATGTGGAGAAGGAGGGATTATTCGTCAATTTGAAAAAACTGGAAGAGACCGAAGTTCTACTGACTGCCCAGAAGGATGCTCTACTAGCTAAGATGAACAAAGCGGCAGCATCCGCTGAAAAGCATCCGAAGACGGGGATTGAAATCAACTGGAACTCACCCGCTCAAATCGGAAAGCTCTTCTACGGTCGACTGAATCTGCCTATCCTGGAAAAAACGGCTAAAGGAGCGCCCAGCACTTCAGAATCCGCATTACTCCAGTTGACTAGTAAACATCCTCTGGCTAAAATGCTCATGGAATATCGCGGCATTGAAAAGAATCTGTCTACTTACATCATCGGCTGGAGAAAGCTGATGCAGAGCGACAGACTCTATATGTCGACGAAGTTGCACGGCACTGTCACCGGTCGATTCGCTTCACGATTGCACCAGGTTCCCCGTGATCCAGTCATTCGCTCGATTATCGATGCCCCGCCTGGCTGGTCATTCGTAGTGGCAGACTTCTCACAAGTAGAACTCCGGATGGCAGCCCACCTGAGTGGTGATCCACAGATGAAGATGGCTTTTCAAACAAAGCAAGACATCCACTCATTGACGTCCTCTTTCCTATTGAGCAAAGCGCCAGAGCTACTGACGGAGGAAGAACGGAAGATGGCCAAAGCCGTGAATTTTGGCCTACTTTATGGAATGGGATGGCCGAAGCTGGTGATCTATGCTCGGGATAACTATGGGGTAGATATGACTGACCAGCAAGCTAAAGCCTTCCGAACCAGGTACTTTGAAACCTACAACCACTTGCCCACTTGGCACGCTCGACAGCGGAGAGTAGTGAAAGCCCTGGAGCAAGTGGTCTCTATCTCTGGGCGGGTTCGCCGATTGCCTGGAGTGAACTCTTCTGAACAGGGAATTCGAGCAGAAGCAGAACGGCTAGCAATCAATAGTCCTGTCCAGGGATTTGCCAGTGGGGATCTCAAAGCAATGGCCATGGTAGAAATCCACAGAACCTTTTCACGGGATCAGCTCAGGATCGTCGGGGAGGTTCATGACTCCATACTCTTCTGGGTTCGTCAAGGATTAGAAAAACAGATTCTTCCGAAAGTAAAGCACATTATGGAACATCCTTCTCTCTTCAAGGATTTCAAAATCAACTTCACGGTTCCATTAGTGGCGGATATTGAAATAGGTCCCTGGGGGAGGGGTGAACCGTTTATGGTATAATGTTTGTTCCATTAAGGAGATTTTCATGACTCGAATCACCGACAGCCGAATCTTGCATCTGGAGTTTGATCCTTTCCAGAAGTTCTCCTTTTCTCGTCTCAAGTTGTGGAGAAAGTGCGAGAAGGCTCACCACTACAAATACTACGAACGGCTGGAACGAGTCAAGAAAGCCCTGCCCCTGATTATGGGCACCGCTGTTCATTCTTCCATCGAGTCCCATATCAACGGAAAAGATTTCAAACAGCCCCTGGAGCAATTTCGGAAAGACTTCAACAAGCTATTCGCTGAAGAGAAAGTGGAACTGGGTGATCTGCCCACTGAACTCGAAAAGATCATGCAAGGATACTTCGATTACTACCGGAACGACGGGTTGTCTTATTCGACCGGCCACCGCAATCTACGCTGTGAGATTCCAGTGATCATTGACCTGGATAATCGCACNCGCTTTGTTGGTTATATCGATGCTCTACCTCGGGATACTCACGAGCGTCTCTGGATTATGGACCACAAGTCTGTGAAGAGTATTCCAAACGAAGAGCAGCGATATGCTGACTACCAGTTCGTCACTTATGCCTGGTTGCTTCCTCTTCTGGGATACCCGAAGCCTGATGGCATCATCTGGGATTATCTCCGAAAGAAAGCCCCCACTGAGCCCGAGCAATTGAAATCCGGTGAACTATCTAAGGCCCAGAAGATCGACAGCACCTACGATGTTTATATGGCCACAGTGGATAAACTTCTCGGTCCAGAGCGGAGGGCTGACTATGAGGAATTCGCCGCTACTCTGAAAGGTCGGGAAGAAAACTTCTACCGCCGAATCCGATTGCCAAATCCGCATCAAGTTCTAATCGACGGGGTGGTTAAGGATATGTTCTCCTCTATTGAAGAGATTCATAAACGCGGGCCTATAGCTACGGTGCGATCACTGAGCAGGGATTGCTCATGGTGCTCATACTACTCATTGTGTCAGGCCGAGTTTCGTGGCTTGGATGCAGACTATATCCGTAAGACGGAGTATACAATCAAGGAGACATACGATGCTGAAAAAGCGGCTATCCCCGACTCAGAAGAATAATGCTGAGTTCAAAGACATCACAGACAAGATCAAACCCGTGACCAGTTTAGGACTCACCCTCGCCGCACTCTTCTACGGTCGGGCTGGCACTGGGAAGACCACGGTCTCCTCTACTTTTCCGAAGCCCATTTTGCACCTGGATATTCGGGAGAAGGGAACAGACTCTATCACCGATGTGAAAGACATCGACACTCTGCAGATCGATGGTTGGGATGAATTCGAGCAAGTGTATTGGTATTTAGTCAGCGACCAGAATCCTTACAAGACTGTGGTCATTGACGCTGTCTCCCAACTACAGGACTTCGCCGTTGAGTCTGCCATCGCTGGCAACGGACGCAACGACGGTATCATCACTAAACGTGAGTGGGGTACTGCTGCAGGAAAACTGAAGACCTGGATTGTGAACTATCGAGACCTGGTGGATAAGGGAATCAATGTGGTCTTCATCGCTCACGACCGAACTAACGAGGGTGGGGACGGAGAAGATGGAGAGCTCACTCCAACAGTGGGTCCTCGGTTAATGCCTTCTGTGGCTTCCATCCTGACGGCCTGTGTGAAACTGATCGGAAATACATTCGTTCGTGAATCCCACGAAAAGCAAGAAAGTGGGAAGATGAAACGAAGTGTCGAATACTGTATGAGAATTGGGCCTCATGCGTACTATGCAACAAAGGTAAGACAGCCCAAGGGTAGTTATACTCCAGACGTGATCGAGAACCCTGATTATGAAACACTGGTCTCGATTATGAAAGGAGAGTATCAACAGCGGGCTCCGGCGCCGGAACCTGTAACTCGTAAACTTCGCAAAAAAGGAAACTAAGACCATGGTCACAAGATCTTCAAAAAAGAAAGCTATCTCTGTCAATTTCAGCGATACGGAGAGTCAAGGAACGCTGCCTGAAGGGGACTATCTGCTGGAAGTGGACGAAGTGGAGCAGAAGACTTCTGAAAACTCGGGTAACGATTATCTGGCAATTACTTTCAAAGTTGCTGAAGGCCAGTACAAAGGCAAGAAGGTGTGGCACAATTGCAGTCTGCAGCCACAGGCATTGTTCAACCTTCGGGGAGTTCTGGAAGCTCTCGGGTTTGAAGTACCCCAGGGTGTGATGGATCTCGACCCAGCCGATATGCTCGGAGAAATATGCGGCGGTACGGTGAATCTGGAAACTTACGAGGGTAAGAAGAAAGCCCGGGTTACTGAGTTCTTTCACCCTGACGAACTGAACGCAGACAGTGCTCCAGCAGCTGAACCGGAGAAGGAAGAGCCGGCTCCTAAGGCCACTAAGAAGCCAGTAGCCAAGAAAGAGATTGCCAAAGCCCAACCTAACTTCGCAGTGGGTAATAATGTGAACTTTACTGACGAGGAAGGCGATGAGCTGATGGGCAAGATCACTGCTCTGGATGATTACACCGCCACAGTGAAGGTAGGCAAGGAGCAGTGGGAGATTTCCCGGGACGATCTGACTCTGGCATAAAGGACTGCCCAGAATCACCAGGCCCGCTTAACCGCGGGCTTTTTCTTGGTGGTGAGCAAATTCATGATAGAATGATTATTCCTAATAAAGGAAAGCATCATGAAATTAGATTTCCGTCCACGGGTTTACATGCGACAGCGCACTCATACCTATCTCTTCCTTCGAGATGGGCGTTCCTATGGTTACTTCTTGACTATGGAATCGGGATCAATCGAGATAGTGAAGCTGGAGCGACAGGATAACCAGGGCTATCAGGTCCGAGATTACAAGGGCGATATGTGGGATTTAGTTCCTCTTCTGGGGGATTTCGAAAGAGCCATCAGAAACTACCACGAATCCAAATTGAGCCGCTCAATTAAGGCTGATCGGGAGATTCGCACCATTTTAGGCCTGGAATTGCCAAAAGAGGAGTCAGCAGGAGGCGCTGAGGAGGCGCAAACCAGGGCTCCTAAGGATTCACCCAGCCAAAAAGGATCAATTACCCTGACACAGCTCTGTGAGGGGCTAAAGATCGAACCAGGAATTGCCAGGAAAATCCTTCGTGGTAAAATGGAAAAACCCGGGGCCTCATGGTCCTGGCCTAATCGAGAAGCAACTACCGCAGTGGTGAAACTCTTAAATGAATCTCGCTGAACGATACAGAAAGCGATTTGGTCTCAAACCGGGGATCACTCTTCGTGGCTATCAGTTGAAGGCCACAGCGGTAGGTGTGAAAAATTCCAGCTATGCTCTATTGATGGCTCCCCGTCTAGGGAAGACTCGGGTGGACATCGCGGTAACCGGCTACCGGCGCCAGGTTGATAAGATTCAGCGCTGGGTGATTATCTGCCCAGCGATCGCTAAAGCCGTCTGGCGAAACGAGATCTCGGCCACTCTAGGACTTCCCTATCATCTGGAAATCATAGAAGGAAAGAAAGAAGAAAAAAAGCTGATGATAAAGGGATGGGAAGATCAACCAGGGAAGCTGTCAATTATCATCATCAACTTCGAAGCTCTCTACCGATTCAGGAAATTTCTCTACAAACTCAATCCCGACAAGATCACTATCGATGAGTCTCACAGAATCAAGGATCATGCTTCTCAGCAATCCAGAACCATCCACTCATTCGGAAAGCGAGCGGCCTACCGCTCGATTCTGACAGGAACCTTCATCTCCTCTCCTCGCGATGTATTCTCACAATACAAATTCCTGGAGCCGTCTATTTTCGGAACGGTCTGGAAGTCCCACCCCAGAAAACCGAAGACTAGTTTCTGTGGGAGATATGTGGCTAGTTGGGGACATGGTGGCTTTAAGCCTGAGACTTATCATCGTCTGGACGAACTCCGAGAGAAGTATCAGTCCATTGCTTACTCATTGACTCGGGAAGAGGCCGGAGGATTTCCACAGGAACAAGTCCAGATCATTCATTTCGAATTGACGAATCCGGCGGCCAGACACTATCTGGAAATGGAACAAGATTTGATTACTACTGTGAACGGTCAATCAGTGGGAGTGGATATTATCCTGACGAAAGCGCTCAGGCTACAGCAGCTCACTGGCGGATTCTTACCCATCCGAGATCCTGACGAAGCTCAGGTCAATGCTCCACTGGGCGAGGACAAACTAAAGGCTCTGGTAGGAATTCTCGAGGAGTATCCCCTGGACGAGCCTCTGGTGATTTTCGTTCGGTTCATATTCGAGATGAAGGCTATTCTGACCCAGCTGGATAAAATGAAGCGCTCGGCCAGCTATATTGCCGGGGGCATGACTGGACGAGATAAAGTCATCGCTGACTTCCAGGCTGGACGATTCCACACTTGCGTAGTGCAAATAAGGGCTGGCGGCGTGGCCGTAGAGCTCAGCAGGGCGAATACGGCGATCTTCTATAGCTTAACCCACAGCTTCATTGATTACGAGCAAGCTAAGGCTCGTATAATCTCACGTTCGGGGGGTACTGTGTCCCTGATCCACTTAGCCGCCCAGGATACTGTGGACGACGAGATTATTGCTGCAGTACAGAATAAGCAGGAACTGGCTACCCGGCTCCAGGAAAAATATCTTGAAAATAAATCTTGAAAAAGTCATCGGTTCTCTCTTGATCATGATAGAATGAAATCTCCTAAACAAGGAGAGCAACATGATCAAATTCAATAAATTTTGTGTTACCAATGGAGTGATTAAATCCCGCGTTTTTTACTGCTTGGAAAATCGAAGAGATGGCCGCAAGTGCGTCACCCTCTACGCCAAGGACCATAATCGGTCCCTTGGCAAGATTTTTCCCGATGTCTACGAGAACAACACCGACTCCATGAGCGATTACTTCGAAGGTCTGGTGAGATTGTTTGAGAGCCATCCTCTTTATCAAGCTGCCAGAGATCGCGCCGAGTCTGATCGTAATGTGGTCCGCCTAGGGTTTTGGACAGCATCAGGCACAGGGGAATAACATGAAAACCACCAAACAACCCGGCTACGAAATCTATAAAATCCAAGTCTTTTCAGAAATCAATGTCTGTATCGAAGCTTCTGAATGGTTTGATAATAAAGTTCAGGCCCGTCAAAAATTCGACCAACTCAACCGTCGCTTTTCCTACAAGGCCGGAATCACCCTTCAAGTAATCTTGATTAAGGCTGGTACTGCTGCCGAAATCCTGGGGAACTGAGATGTATAAATTAAATATCAAACGAGATGTAGATGTCGATGGATATGGAGATGAAACATCTTATATTCTCAATCTTCCTTATGGTTTCAGATTCTATGATGAGATAGTCCATATCCGTGGATATGATACCATGAAAGAATTACGAGTTTCGGCTAAAAAAGATGTCACGATCTGTGACTGTAATGATTGTTTGGAACATTTGAAAGCCCACTAATAACAAAAGGAGAAACAAGATGACTTTTACAGATGAAGATGATGGTGATAATATGACACTTTCTGACGCCCTTAACAATGCGAAAGTAGAATTCGATGACAACCTGGAGAATATCATGAATGAAACTACCGTAGTTACCCCCGCAGTTGCAAAGACCAAGCCCCCGGTGAAGAAGGCTGAACCGAAGAAGGCTCCGGTCAAGAAAGCCGCAGTGAAAGCTGCAGTGAAGGCTCCGGTCAAGAAAGCCGCAGTGAAAGCTGCAGTGAAGGAAGCCGCAGTGAAAGCCGCTACTCCGAAGAAGGCCCGGGGCTCCCGAATCATTCCTGAGGGTCATGTGGGAATCACTGACTTGGCCAAGGAACTGAAGCTCAAAGGTACTGTGGTCCGCCGCAAGCTTCGTGATTCTGGCCTGGAGAAACCTGCTGACGGCTGGGTCTTCAAAGTGGGTTCCAAACTTCTGGCTGATGCCAAGAAATCGATTCAGGGCTAATGAAAGAATCCACACTCTGGGGCCACCTGAGGGCACCGCTCGGGCATCTGGGAAAGTTCCAGAAGCTATCCGATCGGTTCTCTCTGGGGGTTCCTGATGTGCTGGGATGCGTCAAAGGCCGAGGAATTGCAATCGAGCTGAAGGAACTGGACGGAACCAAGATCTGGAAAACCAAGTTTCGTCCAGGCCAGCTCAAGTGGTTAGAAGACTGGGATCTCGAAGACGGTGCAGCCTGGATCATGTCCTCACATGGTCAAGTTGTGATGATTCACCCCGGGCACATGGGGCAAATTCTAGAAGTAGGATCAACCCCGGAGTTCATTCTGGGGAGGGCTCTATTGACCTTCCAGAAGAATCGCTCTAATCGGTGGGAATCACTAGTCGAACAAATCTCAGTCTTACTGGAGAAAAAATGAGAATACTTTATTGGATCATGGCAGCACTGGCTATGCTCAGTTTCGATTTGGCAATGACTGGTGATTACCACTACGCATCCTGGTGTTCTGCTGCAGCTTTTCTTGTGGGCGGGTTTTCTATGCTCATTGATAAGGATTTCAAAGGAGACTGAAGATGGCTAAGACACTGAAAGCAGTGGCTCCACAGAGGGTGATTGAGCCTTCATTGAAAGACCCCCGATTTGTTCCGCATGAGTTCAAGAACTGTCTGGAATTATTCAAAGAGCGACACGGCTGGGTTCCCCCCAGTGAACGAAAGCATCTGAAAGAACTGCTACCCGGTGAAGAACTGGGGGCTCACTACATACTCGGAATCGATGGCATTGTTGAGGTGAAATTATGAAACGAAATCCCGGAGGGTCATTCGTCAAATATAAGAAGCGTCGTGCAGCTGAACAGCTCCGAATCAAAGAGCTGCTCAAAGGCCGTATGCTATGGGTATCAGTGGGGCTGATGATGGGAAAGAACGGAGTCCGGATGGCCTACGGCGGATTCGGAACCTACATTCGTGCTAAGCACGAGGAACTGGGGGCTAAATGAACATCTTCTATCTGCACCAGGTAGCCAGTGCCGCTGCTGAGATGCACTGTGATAAGCATGTGGGTAAGATGCTGATTGAAACCTGTCAACTCTTAGCCACAGCCCACCATACACACGGCAATGGTTTGGCAGTATCCTATCGGCCTACTCATGTCAACCATCCTTGCGCTTTGTGGGTACGCTCTTCAAAACTTCACTATGAGTGGACGGTAAAGCTAGGCAGAGGTCTAGGATTGGAATTTCAGGCTCGCTACGGGAGATTCCATAAATCGCACCAGGTCCTGATAGAAGAGCTAACTTTGGCGCCGCCTCAGCTTACCCAGACGGGTTGGATTGATCCACCCTTAGTGATGCCAGACAGTTTTAAGGGAAGTGATCCGATAGAATCCTATCGCCACTATTATGCCAGTAAATCACAGACTATGCCCATGACCTATTATCGAGGCACGATACCGCCTCCAGATTGGCTGTGGGAACTTTGGAGAGATTGAGATGAATACTGAAATCACGAAACAGAAAACATTCGAAGATAAACTCAAGGACCGTATTCGTGACGGAATGGGAGAAATGCTAATGGAATCTGATAAGGAACTACTTGAGGCTGCGGCTATAGGAGGAATGACTAGGCCTGACGACTAAACTGGTCGTAGGTTTCCAGAAGGGCAGCCATTTTGTTTTCGTGCTGCCCATAATTGTTTCCAGGAAGTGAAGCCCAGATATTGCTGCACTTGACCAGCGCACTTTGAATGTCGCCAGACTCTATATCGTCCAGAGCCTTTCGTTCTTTGATTTGTTGCAGGGCTATCAGGTCTTGCGAATCAGGACTGAAGTCTGGAAGTCTCAATTGGGCTTTATAGTAATCGAAGTATCTTTCAAGCAATTGATACCGTCCAGCCGCTGTGGACTTAATACCAAGTCGAGGAAGCTCAACCAGACGCCGAGGATGATCGGAGTAATCAGTAAAAAGATCGCCACCCACAATAACATTGTAGCCGTCGTCTCCTTTCCCATAGGTTCCCTCCGATACTGAGATGGTATCCAGAAAAGCTTTCTGATTAGCGGTTAGATTCGGCATTCTTGTGCTTCTCGAAGGTTCTCATAGCGCCCAGACCAAGCATGCCCATCAGTACTTGCATAGTGAGATTCGTATCGATCTCTGGGAACTCCCCAGTGTAACCGTTCATCTTAGCAATGAACCGCATGATAGGCTCGATGAAGGAGACATACAGCAGCCCAGTACCACAGACCCAGCCGACGAAAGGTCTCCAGCCGGCTACGAACCAGTTCACTGATTTCGCTTCTTCCGTGTTCACACCAATCTGAGCGAGTTCCAGCTTGATGCCATTGCTCATGCAGAATTCTTTGAACTCATTATCCAACTGCTTCATCTGCAGAAGTTGATCTGCAGGAGTTTTATTCAGTTGATCAGTTACAGCGGAGATGGTCTTATCAGAGACACCTAGCTTGCCTGCTAGCCATTCGACAGCTGCAGCAGCGATGCCACCCGCCGGTCCACCCAGGAAGGTTCCTATAGTGGGAAGAATTTCTGTCCAATTCATAATCCGTGTCTCCGGTCGCTTTCATCCCAATCAGCTTTACTATCTAGCTTATTGAAGATGTCTTTACAGATTTGTTTGATTTCAGAAAGATCTCGATGATAATCTTCCTTGCTGATGTAATTCTTAGGCATATCTCTTACGTCGGTATCCAGACGCTCCATAGTTCGAGTAACTGAATTCAAAATCCATGCTCCGAAAAATGCCGCTATTCCAAGAACAGCGTCCACGATAATCTGCGTGAGCGTCTGGGGTTCCATCTCTACCCCCGGTCAGGTGGGGTTTCAGTGGGTTGAGCTTCAGCCGGTGCAGCAGGAGCAGCTGCCTGAGCCTGTACCTGTGGACCGGCTATGTTGTTGATTGCGGTGATCAGCTGAAAAACTTCGCCATAAGGACGGCTGCCCAGATAGCCCAGAATACCGTTGATCAAATCCAGGTTTAATACGATCGGTTGCATCATTTTCTCCTTTGAGTGTTAAGGGCGAAAGCCCTGTAAAATTATATCATTTTTCTAAGCAGTACCCTCGTTAAAACCACCTGCCTGGTCGGTGTTAGGATTCAAAACCCCGGCAGCGGCAGAAGCATCATCCAAGAACCTGAAAGCAATGGCAAAGCGTCCGTTCAGCTTCCAACCAAACTGAAATTGAAAGTAGGACGGTGACTGGGTAGCACTCCATCGCAGCATGAAATTCACATAGAACGGGAACATCAGCCGTATCTCAAAGATGCCATTCCAGAACATCGTACCTTGTCCCGGTACTCCCGGCCCGCGCCCGATCTTGCCGAGTACCCAAGCTCCTGCACGTTTGAAGCCAAGCACAACGCAGACGAGAGGGATAATCACTTCTGTCGGCAACAAGAACGGGGGCAGGTTAAGTACCGTGTTTAGCCAGTTCGGTAAACGTGGATCAGTTTCTTTGCGCCAAGTGAAAGCCATGTGTGCTCCTAAGTCCCCGCCGGGAACGGTGCTGTTGGTAAAGTTGTTGGTATCGTTGCAGGTTGTGCACCTTGTGCTTGAGCTTGTTGTTGAATAGCTTGTACTAAACCTGCAACTTCTACAAATTTTTGGTTACCCAAATATTGCAAGATTGTGTTTACTAGATCAGTTGATAGTTTGATAC